AAGCAGTGGTATCAACGCAGAGTACTCAGATCACCTTCCTTTCTAAAATTTATCTCTGGTTGACTTGTCAGAGATCACAACAAGGCCAACGACAACGAATAAGCCTAAAAATATCAGTGTCGCCGTTAGCATGATTTTACTCCACAACAGTTAAACTAAATGTATCAAGTCCTTGCTGCAATTGCATGAAACTTTCGAATGCGACGCGCGAGTTTATCACCATTTCGACCTGCGCACCATTTTGATGCGGGTCTGCGCCAACTGCGAACCCTGTACCGCAACAAGTACAGCCTTCAGAGTCTTCGTTGAAATTTCCGGCATGAAACAAAACACCTGAATGTCCGGTCACGCCCAATATTTCAAACGTCTCGAAAGGCACACCATTTGCAAGCTGATGCGTTCCACGTTTGCATGTGTACGTTCCCGGTCTCAAGATTGGTTGATAGCTGCCATTTTCCGCAACGAAGGCATGCTCAAGACCGCACATAAAATGTAGACCAGTATCGTTCCGGGTAATATCCGAAAATATGCCGTCGATTCGTTTCATCTTGCGGGTTGTTGTCATGTTCATGCTTTTACCCCAACAATTTAGCGCCAAAATGCCCCGCTACTACAGAAGCCATTACCAGCGCGGCAAGACCTGCGACTTTCCAGACCAGCGATTTGTAAGCATTCAACTCGTTTTCAAGTTGTTTGTCCTTATAATCCTGTAATTCTACACGATGCTTTTCAAGTTCAGTAAAGATGCGCTTGAATGTTTCATCGTCGTGTTCGCGCCGAATTGCAGATTGAACTAGCTCATTAACACCAAAACTTAATGTGCGAATCGACTCCTGTGTCTCAGCATGTAATTTCTCGTGTTGTTCAATTTTCAGCTCTGCGAGAGTTATTCTTTGGTCTTGATCCATCACGATATTGCCCTTTATTGGATGTCCCGTAAAACCCCTGCCTTTAGGCATGGGGATATAAGGGACGGTTTCAACTTGTGCCCCTTAAACAAGTATGCTATTCTGTGTAAATGGACATTAAGCGCGCATACCGTTTCAGGTTTTACCCCACGCCAGAGCAAGAACAGAATTTTGCCCAGACGTTCGGATGCGCTCGTTTTGTCTATAATCACATGCTCAGGCTTCGCACTGACGCATTGTACAACGAACAGAAGAGTATTGGCTACCATGAGACCTCCGCAATGTACCGAGTTGAAAAAACAGCCAGAAACAATATGGCTGAACGAGGTTAGTTCTGTGCCTGTGCAGCAGTCTTTGATGCACTTGCAAATGGCATTCAAGAACTTCTTTGCCAAGCGTACCGGCGACCTCGCTCGAATATTTTCATTTTTCTTTATGTATAATAAGTGCAATCACAATCGTTATAAAAAGCGCGAAAATTCCGTTGGCCGTTACGATGCTCAAATCGGGCAGACCGCATTTCGTTGTTGCGATTGAAACGACGCTCAACCACATCAGCGTTACAACGTATATTAAGAGCGGCCACATTATTATATGGCTTCTTTCCGTCGGTCAACTTGGCTGACCCGTGTCTTCAGCACGGCAATCTCTGTAGAGTGATCTGCGTGTTTTGCCGCAAATTCCGCTTTGATTGCGACTACCGTGTCATTGAGCGAATTTATAGAACATTTCACCGTGTCGATTTTCTTCCCGACCCAGAGCATGATTCCGCAAAATGCACTCGTTACCGAACACAGTAATGCTAAAAACCATTTAATCATCTCAATCGTCGCCCCTACATCCGCATGTTCCACGTCGGTTCCTTATAGTGTAATTGTATTCGCGGTTGCGTCGATTCGCTTTATTGTAATGGGTTGACCGCCGGTTGCAGGCAGATTGATTATTACATTTCCTGAAGTTAAGTCTATTGAGTGTTGGCTGATTTCTGGCATTCTTTATTTCCTTTTAGTAACTCGAATACTTCGTATAGCTGTGTGCATCATACTGTCGCAAATCCAGCCGTAGCCAGATTGATTGTTTGTATCGTCTGTGGCGGGGAACTGTAAGCTGTTGACAGCGTATTCATTGCGGTCTGCAACTGAGCAGCATCGTAAAAATCCGTGTACCCGCCATACCCATAGACATGTCCAACCAGCACCGGAGTTCCTTTGATACCGACGAATACCTTACTACCAGAATCACCACTTTGTACTGGTGAAGCTGGCCATGCGGGGAGTAATGAGAACGGTTGCAGCGCAGTATCAATTGGTGCGGTGATGAATGTCGAGCCACCAAATCCACTTTGAAAGACAGCGTTACATTGAACAGGCCGTATCCAATAATTCTGGCCTGTCGGGTTTGTAAACCTGCACCATGCAGGGAAGCCTGAATACGGCATAGCCTCCGAGTGTGCTGGCAGGTAGCTCGAAAGATTCGTTGGCAGTAGTGTAGCAACATTCGCCAGGGGTGCAGGCGTGTTTCCACCAAGACTTCCAGGAATAATGTGCCCAACTCGTATATCACCGCCCAACCAGATTTCATTCGGAAACTCATTCGTGCCAGTACGTCCAAGATCAATCTGCGGTGTCTGGTGAGTCTTTCCGAAGGCTGCGATGTAGTGGTACGGTGACAGGAATATTGCACCTGAATTCGGCTCGTTCCCACTGACAATGTTCGTTCCAACAGTGTACGGGTCGAAAGAGTCCCAACCAGTTACACCTATCAGCTTCTGCATCAGGGTTGCCGATGATGGAGCTATGTCACTCATGTACTGATTTGCCGCGTTGCTTCCGCTTTTATTTGCAGAGACGTAAGTGCAGAGCGCAACCATCTGATCATGCAGATATTTAATTAGCGAGGTCGTCGCGTAGCTAGTCACTCCTACATAAGCAGTCGCCGCGCTGCTTGCCATCGTGCGCGAGTACGACTTGCTTCCGAATCTCCACTTGGTAGCGATGAAGTTACACAGCCCACCGCCAGTCATTACAACCTGTCCTGTCGAGGCATTGATGGTTGCAGCAGCTTGTGTCGATGGGTCAACCGAGTAACGCACAGCAGGGTCAATGGTGCTTAGAATGAAGTTGTTCGTCACCCCTGCGCTAGTGTTGATCGTGAACGTGATGTCGCGTGATACTGCTGTACCCAGAATTCCGCCGCTAGTCAACGGAGTTTCAACCTGCGTCAACGTGAAGTTGTCGCTAGGCTGACTGCCGCTAATGAAATGCGTGTTGTCAGGATTGATTATCATTATATACCCACGAAGCTGTAGTGAACATTTGCGACGGCTGACAACGCGTGTACCCCCGTAACCGCCGTATTTCCAATGGTGAGAGACAGTATTGGGAAGGACGCATTGGTGTTATCAACCCCGAACACAATACCCGTTGCGGGGGTGAAGTATGTAGCGGTGATGTTGTTCACATCAGTCCCAACTGTCGCACCGCTGGCCGCTGAGAGCATCGTTAGAGCGCCTGCCGCACTGACTGAGTACATCACCTGCCGCTGGCCAACAAATACCGTCGCACCAACCGCAGTGGTGTCTCTCACGGCTATGTCGAAGGTAGCAATAAGGATGCCCTGAGCTGGTGCGATTAATGCAAGTTGATTGCTCGTTCCGTTCAGCGGAGACGTCAATGCGGCACTGTTTACTGGCAGTCCGTTTGTCGCGTTCGATGCGATAGGTGCTGACACTGTCTGCGCTGTGAACGTAGAGTAGCTGGCGTAAAAATATCTATCTAGGTAAACGTTCCAACCAGTCGCGGCACCCTGCGTTGGAGCGGGAACTGAGATGGATTTGTTAGTCGTAGTGGTCGTGACGTTTTGCACTGCCGATATTGCAGACTCACCCCATACGTTAGTCAGTGTCACCTGAATAAGTGTGCAATCCGACAAACAGTGTACCGCCAGCCGCAGCAGATGCTGTAGTGATGGCAGGAGTCGCCAGTGGTGCGATTGCGGCGGAACCATCGAAGGTAAGCTTACATGTATTACCCGCTGCGGTCGTGGTGATACCTCTAATTGAATTACTGCCGACAGTGTTAGCTGCTATGTTACTACCATTGCCATATACAAAATCGCCGTTGAATGTCTCGCCATAGCCGTTGTTATTACCAATGACGAATCCGTTACTGGTTGCCGCCAAACTTAAATTACCGATGACGATAGCACCCGCAGCAGATGTTCCACTACCATTACCGATATTTAAAGTGCTACTCAGGTTTGCCGTGTTTGCTGATAAGGGGGCTGAAAATATTCCGATTGAGCCTGTTCCCAGACTGTACGCTAAAGTTGGTACGCTATTTAATTGCACAGTAGACCCATTTGAAATAGGAGCCGCCAATCCAAGCTGCGTCAGCGCAGTACCTGAATAGAACGTCTTGGCGTGAGTTACGCCAGTGCCCATCATCACCAGTTGTCCAGTACCTACCTGCGCGCCAACCGTGACTACATCACTCGCATAAGCGAGTTCACTTGCGCCCCCCGTTACACCCGCAAGATTCGCCGCTGTGTCGGTGCGGAGGTTGACGTTGGCTACTAAGTTACCAGCCCCATCAGTTTGTAGAAAAATATTCCCATCCGGCCCCACCAACCCTACTGGGTTACCGTTGGAGTCAAGGGCGAAGGCTGCTGGAGTTGGCCCGCCTGCTGGGTATACGATAGCGTTCATTATTGCGCACTCGTTAAAGTGATTGCAGTATTCGTGCCAGAAATAGCCGTTATGTTACCGCGCATAAATTCGGCTGTTTGTGTGGTTGCCGCCGCGTCTGTTAGTGCGCCTGTTCCTGATTGTGGCAGGGTAATTACCGCCAATGGTATCCAATTAACATTATCATTTGAGCCGTCAATCTCAACTGTCGCGCTCGGTGAACCTGTACCGGACAATACAGCCTGAACCCATCTATTAGGGCCTGAACCATTTACATTCACCCCAGAGCCTGCCGCAACCGTTGTTGCACCGGATAACAATGTTATTATCATAATTCAACCCCTTAAAATATATACTTAATTTAACATTTTATCGGCTATTTGTTTGATGTTTTTTGCTATATCAAACTACAGGAAACTCAGGCCAGTCAATGTTATTCGGAAATCCCTCTTGTTGCGGAACATCTCTGAGATTCTGTCTGTGCTTGCGAATTAGGCTTGCATCGCTTCCGATGTCTTCCAATTTGTTGATCGCAATATCGGCATCACGCAATAGCTTATCGCGCATGTATCGAGCTACGATAGCAGGGTCTTCTTTCGGCGGTTCGATTGCGGCGACTGGCTCGATTGTTTTCTTTGTCCACTTTCCGCCATTGAATACAGGATATTCATTCTCTTTGCACTTTGGCGGCTTGATGTCGGTGTGGACATCTTTGTTATAGATGTATTCATCCTTTGTCACTGGGCATAATTGAGCGCGGTATTCGCCTGTATAAATTCCCGTTTCAGGCTCAAATGAATAAACTTGTAGAAAGTCTGGTTTTTCCATGGTATTAATCCTCAATATTTGACGCACATCATGATTGTAGTTCCTGCTGCTGAATTTAATGACCCGCCCGTGTTATTTACAGTTAATGACGGAATTGATAATCCAGGAATAGTGTGAGTATGGGCAATGGATGTGGTATTGGTATTTTGTGCTGTTGCTAGCGATCCATCGGTTGATGGCGAATACACCACAGCACCCGATATTTGTGCGCCAATTGTATAACTTGCCAGACTGTGACTATGTGGATCATTCGCAGACATACCGCCAGATGTGCCCGTTCCGGTTGTATTTGCTACCGTTGAATGTGCGTGCGAAATAACCGATCCTGCTGATGTTGTGCCAATACCTGTAATTCCATGCAATATCGCGCTACCCGATGCCGCCCAAGGCATCCCGAATGTAGTAGACCCGTCACCCACTCCCCATGTGGTGCCGATAGCTGAATACAATATCGCATAAGTGGTGCGGCTGAGATTGGTTTGTGTGGTAGGCCATTGTAAATATCCTGGAGGGGCAGATGCGCCAGTCCAAATAATTGACGTGCCGGGTAGTGCATCATTAACCAGATTTTGAAAATTGATTAATCCGAAATTGGTCGCATCGGTAGACGGGTCGGCGAATCCTACAGGTCTATTCGTAAGCGCGACATAAAACTGAGTGTAACCCGTCGAATTGTCTTTAACCGATACAACCCCGCCTTGTGGACAGGCCACCAATGATCCGCCTGTTGACGCTGGATTGTAGGGCATAAATAACCCTAGCTGCTGCTCCAAATACAGATTTGCAGTTGCAGCATTGTGAAGCCAGTTATACGTCACGGCATTTAGCACAGATGTGGAATTAAGTTCACCTGTTGCCATTTCCGATGTGCCGGGTGATGTCGCATTTGTCAGAGTGGCATCGTAGGGGCTGGGCAAGATTGGTACGTTATAAGTTAAAACTGCGGCTGTCATAATTTACCTCACGCTGCTGATTGAATATTGAACGGATATTGAAACGGCCAATCTAAAATACCATTGTTTAAACACTGGACAAAACTGTAAACTACACTTGCATAAGCCGGTGCATTGATGTTTATTTGCATCACCCCAGATTGAGGTACGGTGATGCTTACGAATGAGGTATTGTCAATTACCGGCGATGTTCCATTAGCACCCAAAATAAAACGCTGAATTCGTTTTTTCATCCAAGGAATAGTTATATTGAACCCATCACCTCGATACATTTTCCACGTTAAACAACGTTGATAAATGTCATCCGATACTAAAGCAGAGCCTATGCCCCCAACGCCGAATATTACATTACCGAATATTCCGCTACCGAATACCGCGCCAGACAAAATACTGATCGTCGGACGTTGAAATCCATATAGGCCTTGCCCTACCCAGTCCAGCAAGGGGCCGGATAATTGCGTGTAGATGGGCAAGTTAAGTCCTAAAACATAGTCCATGTAGCCCTGTGCAATGCTGTTGTAAGCGTCGAAAAAGGCAACGATGTTCGGGTCATCTTGGTATTGTTGGTACGGGTAACTTTTCAGGATGAGTGGTTGCATATTAGACTCGCGTCAGCACAATTCCCGTTGTAGAACAGGTCATATAGCCTTCACTATCGCCTTGAATAAGCCCTGTTCCGGTCAATGGTGATGTAGGTGTGCCATTGATTGAAACGGTAATCGACAAGGCCGAAATAAAGCCTGGATTAACATACTGCGAAACAGTATCAAGGAAAATTTGATTCAATTCGTAAGTGTTTATGTCTTGTCCAACTGCAATAGAATTGATGTAATTTGCCCATGCGGTTGATACGGAAGTTTGCACCGCTGTATTGGCTGTGAAGTTCGGCGCGATCGTTGACCAATTACAAGCGATTGTCACAGTTTGAGAAACTGGAACCACAAACAATATCCAATATGTATCGGGATAATTTATCAGCGGAATAACTTGATTGCGTACAGACTGCGCGCCGGTCATTGCCTGCGCTGCGGGTATGCTTTGACTGTAGTTTATTTGATAAACGCCTGCCCCGCCTGTTGTTCCTGAAATTTGCTTTAAAATGATTGTCGGATTCGCAACATTTAGACCAGAAACGATGTCATTTACCAGAATCGTACCAGTCACTGAGCCTACAGTGAGTTGGTTTGCCGCTATCGTGCATCCTGTAGCTGTCCATGAATTTGAATGAACGGATGATCCGATTAAATCACCAATATCAAACAGCGCGAATAGGATTGCCCCCGCCACTAAATAGGGATCGCCACCTCCCACCATTATTTTAGAATTCCCAGACACTGAAACAAGCCGAGACTGAACGCCTGAAATTTCCTGTATTTCAGATTTTAAATAAGCAAGCGTACCAGTCCCGGGCGCTGTCTGTGCTTGCTGAACCCGAGCTCGATAAATATCTGTAGATTCTTGAGTCTGCCCGATAATGCCTGATGTCTGATTTGAAACAGTCAACGGGTATCCGGTAGGAACCGATGAAACAATTGACGTGATGCTATTTGCGGGTATCGCCCATGTTCCGAAGTTATTCGCCACGCAATACATCATATTGGTGCCGTGCGTTGGGCCGGCAATAGCCGTGCCGCCAGATGTGGAAGCCGTTAGGCTGCTCACGCCATAAGTACCCGTGCCACCAGTGCCGCCGATGAACGAAGTCACAACAAGGCCAGCGGGCGAACCTGAATAAGCTACGCTATCACCGACCATAATTTGTCCGCTACCAATTGCGGAAACTGTCATCACCCCAGCGGCGATACCCGCTGTATAGGTTGACGCTACAGGATTACCCAGTACGCCGTTATCCTGCACGGTGTAATAGTTGGTGCCGTCTGAGATAATAAAACCTTGGACAATGGCATAACCCGCAATGCCAGTAAATAGGCAATATGCGCTTGAATTACTCAACAATCCCTGAGTAATGCCCATTTGTTGGCCTTGTTGCATCAGGGTTAATGGGTTTGATGTTGATGGAGTGTTGGAATTAATCAGGTCAACCGTGGCTTGATCTATCATCACCAGCGCACCCACTGCGGTACTGGACATGTCCTCTATGAGAGAAGCGGGTAATGAAGCGGTGTAGTTGGGCACTTCCGCCGATACTGCGGTTAGTAGATTATTGAGAAGCGTAGCCGGGGGCGTTGGTTGCGCGCCTGCGGATGTAATATTAATAGTTACAGAACTGCTCATTTTTCACCCCGCGCTGTCATCACGACATGACGAATATTTTATTTATTATACCTCAAGTCGGTATAACTTGATTAACTGTTATTCCCGAATGAGTCAAGATATTTACATTATATTGCGGCGGGTTTGAATTCGGCACCCGCTGAATAGTTAAGCTGGCAAAATATTGTGAATATTGTGTTTGCAATTGGTTTACTTCGTAATCCGGATAGACTTGCTTGGCAATGGACTGTTGGGCGGAGATGCCGACGTTACTGTAGAATGGCGATTCTCCGGGGGTCAATTTGATAGCTTGGCATAGGGCGGTGATAAAAACGTAATCGTTGTTGCCGTTGGGTTGCGTAGTTATCGCAATCCAGTTGCCATTATTATCTCTGCCCCATATTCTAAGTGCCATAATTAAATTCGCGCAGTTATTGGATTAATAGTTGCCAATATTGGAGGCAATACCGTAGGAGTGGTCAATCCCGCTCCGATAGTCAGCAGTAGAGTGTTTAAATCCGCAATTAACGTAGTCCATGCAATATTTTCATTTTCCAAGCTGGTTTGATGCGTTTTATCCCGAATCATCACATCATTTATGCCCGTCAATACTAAACTGAGCGGGTCAACCGAAGGCCATAGTTTATTACCAACGGGGAAAAATACCAAGTTTGACAAGTTCGGCATGGGGTTTAAATTTGCCGTGCCTTGTGTAATTCCCGCCACCGTAAAAATACTCGCGTCAACTGGCATTACAAAGCCTTTATCACCGGGTTGAAACGGTTGCTGCACATAAGATGAGGTCATAATCGGAATGGTTACGGGGGGCAGTACATAGCCTTCGGTCACAACCTCAAATTTTACCGTAGCGATTTGCCCTGTCACTTCCACTATTGAAGCAGGCAGCGACATTCCAAGCAGACTAATAGCCTTTCGAGCTTGATTCTGTGCAAGTTCGTTTAGTTTGGTGCGAAAGTCAAAACGTTGATTTGAACTCATGATAGGTTTTGCTGATTAGGGAAACAGTCTACAATGGTAATCCACGAATCTCCAGTTTCTTGCCTGAAATTTCCAATATATCGAACCGCATTAACGTAGGCAGTGCCAGTGTATGCAATCCCGTTTTTTAATTGCGATTGAGATTGCGCCGTTAATATGGCGTAATTCGGCGGCAATAAAACTTGCATTCCAATTGAAATATCAGAGCGCATCATTAGTTTAAGTTGTAGCGTATTGAAGTCAAGCCAGACAGGCTGCCCGATCATGTCTGAAAAGTTGATCGATATAGGTGCGCTAGTCGGCGGTGCGGTGTTATCCGTTACGGTCACCATGGGCAAGCTGGTTACTGAGTTTGGCTGTTTGCGGATTATTTTTATGCCGTCATATCCTGGCACGAATGAAAGCGTAGCCTTACTTGCTGATTTTATGGCCGTGGCAAAATCAAATAGAGTCGGGTGTGAACCAATAGCGGGAAGTATTGCTGTTGACAGCAAGGGAGATATACTCAGCGAGTCGACTGTAACGCCAGCTAACTCTAGCGCATTTTGTATCGAGATGCCATAATCGGCACCTATCGGACTAGTTAAAATAATTGGGGTGTTCTGCCCCGGCTTGGTATTCGGTGAAAGTTGCGGCCCCAAAAACATTTCAATCGTCTGTTCGTTCCCCTGCCAATTCCCAAAAGCCTGATAGATTGAACCTTTGAAAATAATCCCATTACGTACTGGACTGGCCAATATTTGAGCGTTCGCCAGCGGCAACCCTTTTTGAAAGCCCGCGTAAATTGTGATGTTTTTGTAATTGAGCTTTGAGGCATTGTTCACCATGTCGAGCGAGATACCCCAGATTTTAAGGTAGCCCTGACCCGATGGAATATCCTCTGATACTACAGGTATGTCCATTTCAATATTGAGCGCGCCGGGGTCGGTTAAGCCGTTCGCGCCGATCAATCCCGGGGTGTACGAACCGCTGCCAGTTAAGAAACTTGTCCAAGTTGCTGGCATAGAACGTCCACTACCTAGATTTATAGGTACGCCAGTACTATCCGTCACCTCGATGCGATAAAAGCGAATTTACGTCACCTCTTTATTTATTTCTTGATTATTTGAATTTATACTGTAGAATTCAAATGTCAATTAAGACATAATACTTACAGGAGCTTCAAATGTCAAAATTCATATTTCTGTTTCTACTTTCTTTTAACTGCCTAGCCGATGATACTTGGACTAGGGAAGATTCGTACCGTGAAGCTGTTTACCTTACTATTACAGCGGTTGATTGGAATCAAACACTTCAAATTAATTCTAATGGCGGTTACGAAACAAACCCAATTTTGGGATCACACCCTAGTGATGCAAAAATCAATACTCTTATACCTGCCGCTATGCTTGCCCATTATTACATTGCAACTTTGCTACCAACCGAATACCGAAAAGCGTGGCAGTATTCATTTATAATCATTGAAGCAAGTGCGGTTAGTAACAATTTAACTACCGGAATAAAAGTAAGATTTTAGCGCAACTCGTTCCAGAAGTTACCCACTATCGCTGCACCGGATACAGCTACCATATATTCAAAAGGAAGATTCTCGCACATTCCACCTTGCACCGTTAAGGTACTTTACGGGGATGAGTCCAGCTGGTCGATTTGCATTTGCCATGTAAAGCTCCTTTTAAAAGGGGTTAATGGTTAAGTTTTAATTTATGGAATTTTTTATAACAACGAAATTTATGTAATTAGGCTGCCCTGTAACCGAGTTTGCAAGTGTACGTAAAAATTTATTGTAAATACACCTGTATTTACATTTGTCCATAAAACCGCATTTGAAACTGACCCTGGTGCCCAAGAGACAACAACAACATCATTTGCAGTTACGTTTGAATCAAAAACATTGTGTAATATAGATTACCGACTGAATAGTTGTATGCTTGTATTGTAATTTGACCACTCATTTTATTGAGTGTTGCGTTCGTACCATAAGGCGTGCTTACCGTTCCACCAACCCCTGCTCCAGTTTGAAAACCTAACTGCGTACCCTGTACCGTTCCGCCAAGAAGGTTAGTAGCTGTAGTAGCGTTGCCCGCAAAAGTCGAGCTTGCATTACTGAAAGTATTCACCCCCGTGAAAGTTTGGTTTGCGGATAATGTTGCCCCTGTTGCATTTTGAAATGTTGGCGCGGTTGTTCCGTTAGAGGTCAGAACTTGCCCTGTTGTTCCTGCTGTTGTTGAAGCTGTTACGCCCGATGCCGATTGATACAGTACCCCGTATTGCGTTTTACCTGCAATGTTCGTTGCGTAGGTTGAGTTAGTCGCACTCACGGAAGATACTGCGTTCGTCGCATTCACCGCATAAGCAACGCTTAGACCCGCTCCGCCTATTGATGTTGCCGAAATAACCGCAGATACAGTGCCAGCATTTAGCGCGTTAGTTACATTCACCGAACTAGCCGCAACCGTTCCACTTGCTGAGATATTATTTGTTACGCTTACATTGCTTGCGTTCAGCGCGCCAATATTCCCCAATGAGGCATAAATCGAAACAGGGGTATTACCTCCGATCACGGTATTGTCAATTGTACCCCCTATAATGTTTGGAGCCGCCAGCGCATTATTTAATGCCTGCGCCGTTAAAGTTTGGTACGCCGTGAATGGCCCCGTTGCCGCAATAACCGGAATGGCAATCCACTGAGCAACTAAAATTGTAAGTAACCATTTGCTAATATTTTTCATGTTTTCACCTCTAGCCTAAAGTTGATTCGTCAAGTATAAAATTGTAATCCAGAATTCCGCCATCGGTTGCTGATGGATTTACAGAACCTAATACCGGGTTATAGATCACCGGTGAACTTGATATTTCAAAATTATTCGTCAGCGTTCTAAACACTAACGTACTGGTAAAATACCTAGCGACAATATCAATGTCATATCCGGTCGGGCTTCCTACCATTGGAGCACACAAGATCAATACGCCATCTTGTGAGTAGATATTCACATAATACCTAAGTCCGGTTAAATTCCAAGTGACCGAAATATTATATTGCACCCCATCCAATACAGCCGAAAAAATAAACGGTGATGTATTGCTTGGCTGAAAATTTACGTAAGTAATCGCCATATCAGGTCACAAAAGGAATGCCCGACCATGACGCACCTGTCGGACTAGGTACTCCATTGGTCGCCGCGTTCATTACACTTGATTGGTAATATTGAGCTTGAGTCATCGTTACTAGCGGCTGTTCAAAGTCAAGTTGCCAATCTGTTTGATACTGCTTACTTTCACCTGTGGTGATATCGTGCATGTTGGTTAAAATGCAATGCTGGTACAGGAAAGAGGGCGTTAATACAGTGAACGTGCCACCGTTTAATTTGTGATTATCTAAAGCGATTTTTAAGGCCGTTGCCGTCATTATTTTAGTCATCATGCCCCCTGACTGCCTGACTGAACAATTCATTCGCATGGACACGGTTAGGGGTTGTACGATGATTGAATTAGATGCGACTACCTGATTGGCAAACGGATATTTTCCGATTGAATTGTTTTGAAGCTGCGCTCCGGGTAATGGAAAGAACGAAGCCCAAAAGTTATCCAGATTGGTGATCGCTGATAATCCGCCTGTTAAAATACTCATGCCCTGAGTGAGTGCGATAATCGGCAATGTCTGACCGGGTATAGATTGCGCAATCCCGCCCGTGAGGAATATCGGGCTTTTCTCGAAAGCCAGTTTATAAGCGGTAGAGGCAAGGACTCCTAGGGACATGATTAATGTTTTGCCGATTGCGCGGCTAGTGCTCCGGGAACTGAATCAGAATTAACGGTTACATTATTTTTAACAACAATTGGACGATGATTATAATCTTGCGACAATTGCTGTCTTTTACGTAAATCGTTTGCGCTATCTTGCGCATAGACTACCGCTTTCGCAAAACCTTCTGCGCCAATCGTTATGTATTCCTGCACTTTGTCGCCAAATGCAATAGCGTAATCATCTACCGCCCCAATTGTGCTTCCTACCGATTTCATTGTTTCTTTTTTTGGAATTAAGCCCTCAACAAACAGAGCTACATCATAGACAGCCTTGGCGAATCTTGCCACACCGTCTATACCGTCAGAAATGGCCTTTTGTCCGTCTTTTGAGGCAAGCCATACAGCAGCTTTTTCAATTCCATTCCCGAAGCCCTTGATGCCTGCTTGTACGTTTTTATTGGCAAACATTGTACCCATCGACTTAATCAATGAATTTGATAATGTAGTCATTGGGCCAATCAGCGGCATAAACGCCTGCGCTATTTGAGTCTTTGCATTCTCCCAAACAGAATCCATTTGAGTAGCAAACTTTGTGTAAATCTCTTGGCCGCCTTCTTTCATGTTTTGAACTTTTGATTCGGTAGCATATTTTTCATTTAATGCTCCGATGTTCTCTTCACCTATTTGGCGCATCGCTCCAGTCTGTCCTTTCATTCCCGGAAAGAACCCCTCCATTTTTAAACCCCATGTCAGCGGATCGCTTTTGAATTTCTGGTATTTATCGTGCATAGCCTGCAAATAAAGAGGCAATATCTCCCCCGCTCCTTTTCCAACGAACTGATCGCGCTGCAACCCCGCCATAAGCATCTTAGCCCCGCCAGAGCTAACGTCATCCGTAATTGATTGCATCATCCCTTGATTATCTATTCCGCGTGTTCCGTACACGATATCAGCGGCTTTTACCTGCCCGTATGTGCTGCCTGTTTGCATCCTGTCTGATCTTGTCTTTGCAATATCTTTACCAAGACCCCCAAACGTGGCAAATAATCCACCAAGACTAAGTATTCCAGAAATAGCAATACCCGCGCCCCATTTCAATATTGAGGTTGTAACAGATGCAATGTTTTTAGCAAGGGAGTACGAACCGCGAACCAATGACGATATCGTTCTATCCGCCGCTTGTAGTCCGATTACGAATTTATCTGTGATTGTTTTTGCTTGTGCGAATGAATCTTTTACGTGCTTGGCATTGGCGACCATCTTTGCCGCTTTGTCCGATACTTTACCAATCGAGCCGCCAACCGCACCCCATTGCCCGGGCATCTTGGCTAATATCTCTTGATGCTTTTTTACTGACTCGTTGAACTTTTTCCATTCCCCGTCATTTATTTCTACGGAAATTATTGCTTTATTTGTCATGGTAAAAGCTCCTACATTCGAGTCCTTAAAATCTCAAGCAAATAGCGTTGCCGCCATATTTGAGGATTGTCCTTGTATTTCGTATCTACATCCCGCATTAAGTCGGAAAATCCGTCACCGGCAAGGTAGTCGAAACATTCAGCTGATGATACTGATTCCCTATCCTCCGGTAAAGTCTCTGTCACGGTCGATGTCAGCAATGAATTCCCGTATGCCGTAGCATTCAAGGGCGTGGTAAGCATTCCCCAATCGTTCTCCAGAATGACCATAAAAGAAGCCGCCACGTCCCGCCGTGCCATAGCCGAGATTAAGATAAAAAAAACTATTTTCTGCTTGGCCTCCTCATAGTCATCTTCGTCAATTCCACCGCGAGCTATAGCAGTCTGAACCGGCACAGACTCCCATCCGTTCGCGCCCATGACTAAAACATTCGTGAGCCGGTCTATCTCATTCAGCAGACCCTTCCTTGACTCCCTGCGTGCCTTCCCACTTCTCCCATCTCCTCCGCTACTTCCTGCAAGGTGAAGGCGGCAATGCGCGCCCCCATTGCTTTGCAGTCCGTTCACCAGCAGCTTACAAAATGTCGCGGCGATTACCAAGCTGTAACGCTGGAATGTTTCCTTTAAAATTGGAATTGAGTGACAGTAATAGATAATCGTCTCCGCCCTCTTGTTCTACAAGGTACGATACGAGGTTTCATGCGTTTGTCCACACGCATTGATTAAGCCCCGAACAAGCTATTGTTAATCGGCAAATATCCCTTGAAGTGGATCATCTGCGCGGCGTTTTTACCATCCTGAACGACTTCGCCCAAATTGGTAATTGACGTGTTGAAAATCGTCACGTCTTGCGATGTGGAAGAGTCGCTACGAATCACTGCATTGTTTACAGTACTAGACGATTGCAACTGATTAAAAATTGCATCTGCTAGTCCATTGGTTCTCAATACGTGCGCTTGAATCTCAACCAAAATGTACGGCTCCGGTGATGTGATAATACCCGTTGCCGATTGGATAATGGTCGTGGTCTCGCCGGTATAAATAACCTTTATCATTTCCGAGCCAAGATACGGCGCGGTGATATTGATCGCTGGAAAATCAGGGAAGCTGATGCTCCCGCGTAACCGGTTGATCGTGCCTTGTGGTATTTGCTTTGCTGCCATGTTCGGCTCCTTATGCTACGACAAAATCGGTTACGTTTAACGCAAAAGTAATGCTTGTGAACCCTTGCGATGGGAATACGGTCGCTGACAGGCCGTTATAAACACCCTGCGCGTAAGCACTTGGGTTGTTCGTGGTGTAAGTCAGGAATGGAATAGCAGAAGCTACCGGCGTAGTCGCATTCGATAACAACATTCCATAAGACACGGCCTGATTAAGCAATTGTTGAGCGCGATTCAGCAGGATATTAATTCCGGGCTGATTATAATAAAGCGGATTTGTTGGACGATTCGAGCCGTTAATGATCTCGTTCGCAAGACCTAACTTCATGTTGATTTGCAACCAGTCCACGGCATACCAATAGTTTATTGGGTTACCATCTCCAGTACGCCCCCACTTCATGATCGTGTTGCTGATCCCACCTTCTGCACCGGTGTCGATATAGTTCACACTTGCGGCTTTGAAGTTCACCGCGTCCGAACCTGTCAAAGGAAAAGGATTTGAGCCGTAAGTGAACCGGAATGAGAATGGGGAAAGCTGATTTACTTGGCTTGGAATATACCCTATCACGTTTGCAAAAGCAGCGGCAGCAGGGAAGTTGTTGGCCGCTAAGTCAGTCGGTGCGCGTAGCCAGTACGATGCGGATTTAAGCCCGATGTACGGGGTGTAGTTCAATGATGCAGCCATCGCAACGGCGGCAACAGGTGATCCGTAAGTAGTATCTAGTGTGTAAGTTCCTGCGCCGCCAAGACCTGTTCCAAGTCCTGAAATATGCGTACCCGCCGTCATCCCGGTGAAGCTCAACAGTTGACCTATTTCAAGATGACCCGCAACGATGTTCGAGACAGTCAGAATATTACCCGCAATTGCGCCGGTAAAAGTGCATCCAGGCAATACATGGAAATAGGCGTAAAACTTCGCAGTCAAACCGGTATAAGCCTGCAAGAATGGCAACAGAGAGGCATCGCTAGACCAGAAATCAGGAAGCAGCGCGGCATAAGTTGGAACAGATTGAATGTAGGTATTCAGGCGTTGCACGCCGCCTGCGATTGCATTTGAACTACCGCCAGTTAACAATGAATTTGAAATTGCGATATTGGTTGCATCGTCGGTTGCCAGCGTGTAAGCGTTTCCGGTTGTGCCGGTCGCTACAGACTGAATATAAACTGTGCTACCCGATACTGTGTAAGTCATCAATACCAGTGTTGAGTTAGTCGAAGCCTGTAATAGAGCTTGCAAGTTTGCCGCAGTGATCGCGGTAGTGGCTCCAACTTGACACAATAGACCTTGTGACACACCGTTGATAAACGTGACTGCCACGCCGTCAACTGTAACATTATCAGCCGTACCGACTCCGCCTGAGAATGTCGCGCCTCCTACGGTGATTTTAGCCACATCGCTTGTTGCCAAAGTATAAGCATTGCCCGCCGTGCCGCCAAGTACCGCCGTCATTGTGGTTACAAGTCCAGTTGTACTATAGGTACTCAAAATCAGATTTGAGTCAGTCGAAGCAGCAAGGAACGCTTGTAGATTCTGCGCAGTAATCAGTGCCGTTGCGCCTAACAATACCTGCAATCCAGAAGTTAGAGCAGATACGAAAGTAACTACTGATCCGTTAATTGTGACCGTATCGGATGCAGTAGGATTGCTGGTCAGCGTTATTTTGTTTGTTGCTTGTACCCCAGTATAGGGCAGGTTAACGATGTTGACTGAACCCGTAGCAGCTACGCCAGCAGTGCCCACTTCCAGAATGCCTACAGTGACATTGCCGGGGTTATTTGCTGAGAATTGAGTGTACGCACCTTGGAGCGCAGTTGCCGCCGCGCCGGTGCCAAGAATAGCCGTTAAGTCGGCCTGCTGTGTGACTTGCCCGACAGTTCCAACGGCTAGAATCGTTCCGCCATTTGAAACTATCACGCCTGTTTGTTGTAAGTTGCTTGGAGTTGCCGCACTATTCTGCGATACAACTAACGTGACAATATCATTTGCTGACATATTGAAACTCCCTAAAGGAACCGCCGAGCACTTACCCGGCGGGCGCTACATCCTCACGGATTGAGCAAATTACTTATTACTGATAACTAAACGATGCAACAGAACTCGAAGGGGCAATTACGATACCTTGCGACACAGGGAAATTAATATCGTAAGTGCCTACGGTTGCCGGAATTACCGCAACGGTAGAAGCTGCACCAACGCCAACGGTTGAAGCTGCGTCATAAAAAGTAATCACGCCGGCTGCACTGGTTACGTTGATTTTACCAATTCGACCCGCACCTGTTTTTACAACAAAAGGAACACCCGAAGCATTGAGGTAAGACGAAATACCTATTGCTGTAATGGTATTTCCAAGACCGTCTACGGTGTCAGCAACATAATTCCCAGATGGGTTTTTTGAAGCAAGCGAGATGTTAATATTCTGCCCGCTGATCGCCACACCCGCCACCGCACTTAGAGCGACGATAGCAACCAACACAAAAGCAAATTTACCAAATAATGATTTCATTTCTTTTTCCTTTCTTATCGAAAATCGTTTAAAACTCATGTATACAGCGCATATCCTAACATTTTGACAGCTAGTTATAAGCGGTATTTTGCTATACTTAATGCAATGAAACGTTACAAAACGCACTTAATATTAACTGCCTAGATATTGAATTTGCCCGCAATTGATAATAGTTGATCTCAAATTCTATAGATTTTTTGTTCGCTATCATCATCAATTCGGATTGCGTCCGTTGCTCATCTTTGATGATTGGCATATTTTCAATACCAAACATTTCATAAACGAGGCTCTGATTGATAATGTAATCCTGAAAATCCAAAGCAGTATTATTCGATAGCCCGTAAATCACTATTTTGCACTTTTCCCCGGCTAATTGAAAATGGCTCAATTGGCTATCAATGTACGGTGCCGCACCTTTTGCTACCGTGTCGGTGATCTCGACCGTGGCATATGGAGGCTGTAGGTTTGTCGGGGCAAGGAAGGCCGGGAATATCGGCATCAATGCGGTCAATTGTAACCAAATAGGGAGGCTGTTTGTCGCCACCTGATTTAACGTGATAGGCAATACCGGATTGTCAATAATCTGCGAGTACATCGCCGGGTAAATCGCATCCCCTTGATAGTGGTACAGTCCAGACGATTCAAAGAATTTACCGCTTGAACTAAATGCGAAGCGGATCTGATTGCCTTCCGCGTCGGTCACTTGCCCGATGTAAACAGAAGTGTTCGCCAGCGCGTTAAAGTCTTGTGTCTGCGTCTCAGTGGTGAACAGTACGCGATTTATTCCGATGGTCTCATCTGCAAGCTGTTTAACGTCAGTGCGGTAGTGGATTGATCCGGTCACGTTTAATGTCGGTGCAACCAGGTCGCGCAGGTAAAAGATGTATCCGTCGACCGGCAATACGTACCGGTCGTATTTTACAAACTCAATCTTAGCTTGTTCGTCAAGCGTGTTATATCCAGCATCTAGTGATGCTTGTTTTGTGGACTGGTTCGCGCTTTCTGTTATTGCACTCATTGATCTATCCAAACTTTAAACATTTGCCGGTACATGCCCGAATCTATAAAACTTGGCCTGCGCACACCGGTTGCGACAGTCTTGCCTTTTCGGTAAATATTGTTTTTCTTCTTTTTGAATCTTGAGCTAATACCGTCTAACGCGGCTTGAGTTGGCACCCCGTCAATCATGCCCCTCATCTCTTCGTTGTCTAGGTACTTGTGAAATTCATTTTCGATGCTTCCGTAAGCGCCTAAGAAAATATCAGCTTTCCCTTTTTTCCCTGCTATCGTATTTTCAATCGCCCCGGCTATGCCGTTTTCCAATGCCGCGATAATATCGGGTTCATGTATTCCGTAGAATATTTCCATGACATGGTATTTTTCCTCCAATATCTCAGCAACATCGCCAGTGCTTACAGATTCTTTGCTATCTGTGTAGTTCATCTCGGTTATTCCGAGCATGAGCTTCATTACGACATCCCGAACGCGCCACCAATGCGCTGCGCATAGTCCAGATAAGCCCGCCCAAACGGAGTCTTTAGATACGACAATGCCGACATTGGCAAGTCATCCATAAATGCGGGAACATGGAAACTCACGCTAGTACCATCATCAGAAGTTGACTCTACCACTCCAGCAGTGAATTTGTTAATACCCCACTGTGCGCGCCAATATGCAAAATACGGCAAATTGTTTTGGTAAATAATAGGAGTTGCAACGGTCATTGCTTCAAGTGGAATATTGTAGTAACCGTCAAGTTGATATGCGCCAATCCCCAGCGCGGGGCCGCCAAGCTGATTTAATATAACGGCGTTATTCAGTGTCACGCCATCACTTACAAGAGCGTTTAATGCCACTGTGCTACCCGTGTTGAACGCGGTTACATTCAGCGTTGTTCCTGCGATGTAGGCTTGAACAACAGATATTAGTACTGGTTGATCTTGCGCCCATACCATTAAATTATGTCCGGCCAAATTATAAACGGCGGAGGTGTACGCATCAGGTGAAATTATCCCCAAATACTCAGAAACAATATCTAGGGCATACTGATATGACGTTGCAATGTACGGCGAGGTCGCGGGCAGTACCGATGAATTGATACCCATTACCGAATAAATAAAACTGGTAAAACCCGCGATTGTCGGATTCATTTTTATTACCTCGTGCCGTCATCTCGACGGGATTTTAACCGCTGATTATTTGTCGGCTATCGAAACTGTCTGTTGAAACGCATCGGCAGTTCCTACGCCTTCGCCACCGTCTTGAATGGTCTGAACTGAAACGATCTTAGCGGACAATCCCTCGCTTTTCACGCCTTCATTATTTTCCAAGTTCAAAGCGGTTGCGGCCAATTCATTCTTACGGAATTCGTCGGCAGTCTTGATTAATTCTACATCGTTGGAATTCAGACAACGTTCGATAATGTCGGCGCTTACCGGCTCACCAATGCTGTAAATCAGCCCCTTGAAGCCTTTGGTCGAGTCAATCTTAGATGCTTGCACGAAATACTCTTGTGTGACACCGGAATGCTGTTTAATTACATGGTCGATATCTTCGGTTGACAAGTCATCTTGCAAAAGCGGCTTTTGTTGGCCCGGATTGATTTCAACGTAAAACAGATTTGGCAATTCTGGCAAGCGATAATGCAGCGCCATGATCTGCTTAGTTGTGTTGGCAATAAATACTTTCATCGCATCTCCTTAAAAATAAAATGGGCGCACAGAATAAACCATGCGCCCGAATATTACCATATTCCGCTTTTAGAAGTTTGCGGACATAACGGAAATTGCCTCTGGACGCTTGCCCCATCCGGAAGTGATGCGCAATTCAGCCAGCAATTCATTTGCGCCCAATGGGAGCGGAGATTGAATAATGCGAGGCTTAACCATATCGCAATACATGGTATTGCAGTTAGGGAAGCCTGGGCTGAGTTTGTTTGCAACGTTGTTTGTGTCAACAACGCTTACTTTCTTTGGCGATTCGATTTCAGGGATGGTGATGATAATGGCATCTTTTCCGCCGTTACCTTTACCAATCAATGTATCGTCATAAGCCCATTCGACCGTTACGCCGTGTTGTTCAAGAATATCTTGAACTGCGCCACCGGTTGTATTAGAACCAGCACCAGCGCGTTGATATGAAGTCAACTGAACGATACCAACAGAATTCCATTGAGCGAGTACACGTTGAGGGCCAAGCACAACAACACGATGTTTTTGATTCATTTGCATCGTGCGAATACGCAAAGCGGCAATCACGCTCAACAGAAACAAGGCCATTTGGCCGTTATCATATGTTGAAATTGTGATATTGCCGAATGAGTCGGCAGGCAACGGAACCGCTACAGCGTTAGTCGTATTCAGCAAGCCTTCGCCGTTAGCTGGATTCATGCCGTACAGACCGGCGGTGCGCATTTGTTGGAAAATCGCTTGGTCCATCGCATCGCCCAAAGCCTCGGGTAATCCGAATCCCCAAACGCCAGCTTGAGCCGCATCGTGATGGTCGAATATCGAGCGCGCACGAAGCAAGTAAGTTGGAGTTGAGATTAGGCTCATCTGAATTGAAACAGATGGCAGATTGTTGTATGCAACTTGGGCTCCGCCCGTTTGTGTGCGGTAGTTCATGCGGCGAACGTTAACAGTCAAGTCTTCCGAACCCAGCTTTACAGTAGGCTCTGAATTGTGAAATGCTGACATAAATCCGGATGCTTGGAAATATTGCAACATGATTTGCGGCTCCATCAAATGTGGATTCGCGGTGATAAATTGCGGGGCGATTAAACCGGCCATGATATTTCCCTTTCTTTAGATTTGGCAAAGGGCAATTGCAGTCGCGCCCGGGGTGTTAAATACGCAAGTATTAGTAGCGGAGGTGTATGTCACACCCAAGCTATTAGCCGTGTCGATTGCGATGATCTTCACCGCAAGAGCCGTTGTGTTGAATGCAACGATCAATTGATTTGTGAAATCCCACGATACTTGATAGTTGTTCAGTGTGGTGCCGTTTTGCAACGAAGCCGCCAATGTCGCGTTGATCGCCAGAGGAATCAGCGCACCGCAACCCAATGGATACCAGTTAACCTGTCCGCCAACTAATGTAACAGGGGCGGGAGATTGCGGGCTTGAGAGGTTCGCGTAATTCTGGTTGTAAACAGAGAAGCCAGAAAGGTCGGCATAGTTATCTGCGCGCTGAATGCCTCCAATAAAGTTCCCTTGAATTGGAATCTGGCTCATCACCGCAACGCCGCCCCACATTGGGAGAGTTTCAGTAGATGCCAGCAGCCCAGCATTAAGAAATTGCAAGGCAGCAGGATTGTCAACTGCGACACCCTGAATGTAGCCAACTGAGCTAACACCAAACGAGCCAGCGGCATTCGTAGTGGCAAATGGATTAAATGGTACGCTTGGTGCAGTCATGTTTAACTCCTTTTTTTGCAGGACACCGGCAAGCGACTAACTTGCCTGTGTTTGCCGCGCTTCACAGCGGGGCGTTAAAATAAATTTAGTGCATCGCGTTTGGATTGGGGTTAATCCGGAACAGAGCAGTTTCTGGAGTAAAGTTGCGAGTGAACGAACCTTTACCCTTGTACTCTGTAATTTCACGGCCTCCGCGAGTTACCGTAGACTTAATCATTACACCATCTGCAATACCGTCCACGCTTGAAGCGGCGCGGAGAGAGTCAGCGTAAATTTCATCTTCTACGATGGACAGATGATTGGCATCGGTAATCGAAGCGATATCCACATTCTTGTATTTTGCAGATCTCACTTGATGTTTTTTAACCAGGTCTTTACGATAGTCCATTACAGACTCGCCACGAAGAGGGCGGCGGGCTGAATCGCCATAGGCTTGTTCAATCGCGTCGGCCTTTTTCTGTGCCAGTGCGAATTCTTTTGCCTTATCTTCGGATGGCTCCTTGGCTTGGGATTTGAATTCTGCAAGCTCTTTTTCCAAGGCATCAAGACGTGATTTGTCGGCAACGTATGAAGCAGGTTCGGCAGCAGGGGCGGGAACTGGTGCGGCGGGTGCCGGTACTGCGTCATCTGCTTTAACCGCAGGCGCTACAGGTGCATTCAGCGCAGGGGCGGGCAGTTCATCGGCTTTCTTGGCTTCAACTTCAATTGGAAGAGCGTCTTTCTTTGTCTCAAGCGCCTCAACGCGAGTGATAAGTCCAGTTTGTCCTTCTTGGATTTGTTTCAACAGTGCCAGAATTTCATCCATGTCTATATCTCCTTGTGTGGAATCGGGTTGATCGGATGAATCACCCCGACTTGCTTCAGTCATCACGACTTGAGCGTTTTCGCTTAAAACTCCTGACGGTGCGCCGCCTTTATCCCATACGCCATTTTCTACAATCGCTATATGGTCAACTAGCTTCGGATTACCTTCAATCAACAAACTGCTACCGTCTTTTAATTCTTGCTTTACATTAGTACCGGCTTGAAACGTTACGCCGGGACTTGTACTCAGTTGATGCTCGTCCATAATCTGACCGGCATCATCATCAAAAACTTTGGCTATTCCCCAAACCTCTTCGCCTGAGACATATGGGAGGAAAACCGTTCCTATCACTCTTTCGCTAAAACTCTGAGAATCCAGCTTGTTGCCCTTCGGGTGTTTCCAGATTACCGGAAGCCCGTTACATCTTGCCAAAAACTCATCATTCAGATATTCGCTTGCCGGACGTTCGACGTATTCTTTTAGTTCTGGTCGGTAACTTAACCCAGTTCCTGAGATTCTGATTGCGAATAGCCATAGATTGCCTATCTTTTGCGGGCTTGGCAATACCCCATCGCGTATATTTTTTGCTATATCTAATTCTGTGATAACGGGATTTGAGGAATCGGCCTTGATCTCTTCGCCATTTAAACGAGACTTGACGGCATCGCTATCGAGCAATGCTTTAACCGCTGGGTGTGTGCGATTCGGGTAATCTTCGATATTCGCCCAAAGGAAAGCGGTGTGCTCATCATTCAGCTTCGGGATGAACTGATCTTTGCATTCTGTCAAGAAAGTGGTGAAATCGACATTACCGTCATCCGTGTGCATGATTGGCGTGAGTTCGCCGGTGTAGGTAACGCCGCACTCTTCGGTAAGTTCGCGCCGTGCGGCTTGGTCTGCGTTTTCGCCATCTTCCTGCTTTCCGCCAGGCAATGCCCACTCGCGGGCGTGATCGCCTTCGCTACTGCGCTTGAGCAGCAATACTTTGCCTTGTGCGAAAAAGAGAATTCCAGCGGCTTTAATCATGGGTGCATACGCTTCACAGCGAGAGCAAATAATGATTTAATTTAACAAGATTGTGGTATTACGTCAAATTTAATATGGTTTACTTAATTACAGGCAAAGGACAAGCCATTGGCTGAACTGTGGTGTTTCAGCTTACTAGTAGCAGCGGGGGGGTTCCGTCACTGGATTATCGCTAACTTATCATCGCGCCCTGTAACGTAGGGCTAGTCGGTTTTCAGCTTAGAAGCGATGTTTCGGAAATGCCGCTAATCATGGCTAGCATTTCGACCCCGGCTTGTCAGTGAGGGCTTGCGGTACGATGGGAATATGGCAAGTATTCTTTGCGCTTCGGTGTATTCGGTGCAGCTAGGCCATACAGCCTCATTGTCTTTCGCGTCACTTGCGCCAAGTGATTTCCGCGTCACTTGTCAGGGTGGCGCGAATACAACAATTTTAGAGAGCTCATTATAATCATTCAACAACTATTTTGCTACACTTAATTATAGCGCCACGTACCTAGCATCAGCTGGCCTGCTAGTAATGGCTACGATCAACAATACCAACCACATTATGCAAGTCCATCCAAGGAGTGTATTAATTACAAACACGCTCCCTGCATTGTCGGTTTTGCGCTCGACGCATATAAATGTTGGCAGGTAGTACAGCCCAACAGCCAACAGGATAAAGATGATTATTCCGATTTCCATATTATTTCTCCCAAACAGTTCGATATGCGATGATCACTATCATTAAAAAAGCAAAGAATATCCCCAGTACTGAAGATGCAAGAAATAATCCGCTCAAATGAATACTGGAAAATATAGTTCCCAAAAATATCATCTCAATTCACCAATTTAATGTCAGGTTCAAACTCCCCGCAAACGTCACTTTTCTGCACAGAAGGCCAGAAGGTGACGACCAGCGGGCTACCTTGCGGGCTTCCGTTTTGCTGGATGCCTACGCATTGAGCTACGGGGGGTTTACGGCGGCATATGCTTTGAAGTGCACCGAAGTGTTTACATGATTGACACGCCATTATCTACCCCCTATTTTTCCATGAATGGCGCGCTCATACGTTCCTTTTCGAGAATCCCATACCATGATACCTTTGGCACGGATTTTATCCACCTTAGATTGATCGTTAAGACGTTCTCTGTAAGACTTGAATGATTCGTTCGTATTGCGTTTTGCTGATGCCATGTTATCTAGCTCCTTTGTGTTTTGGTTTGTGGATTGTTTGCGACTGGCTCGATTGTGGATTATCAAGCGGTAACGTTACCGCTTGAACTTGTTCCGGCATTGCATTAGTCGGCTGATGTTCGCTTATTATCATTCCGTGCTCAATTGTGCCGGTTTGCAAAGGCGTTACGGTCAACTTATATCTCGCATCGGCGGCCTGATGATTGACAACCATTTCCTGCATTGATTCCGGCAACGGCACGGCACCGCAAAACCCGCGACTTCCTATTTCATTCCACGCCATACACTGCGCGCCGTGGCACTTTTTCGGCATCATGCAACAATATTTCGTTGCGGCCTCTTCACTTGTGCAGACTATCATTTTGAGAACCTTTCTTTGTTAAGTTTGGTTATGGTCATTGATTGAATTCCTGATTGTGTGCAAATAAATCCGTCAACGCACCACGTATCTTGATCTATTTTAAATTCAAGTTCTTGGTACTCAAACGGGCTTTGATTATCCAATTGCGGTAATCCTTCAAAGCCAATTGATGCGCGCAGTCGGGTGGCGATCACTTTGTAGTATCCAATTTATTTAACAATCGAAATAGCTTTATCGCCCCCAAGGGAATAGCAGATTTACCGCTTTCCCATCTGCACAAAGTTGCAACAGAACACTCAAGTTGCCGCGATACATCAGCAAGCGATAACTTGAGTTCTTTGCGCTTGGCTTTTAGTTCTGCGCCGGTCATCATTAATCTGCTGCACGTCTCCAACCTTCGGGGGCGGATTCGCGTTGATTGATTACCTTGTAAATGCCTGGCTTAAAGCTGATAGGCTCATGTGTATCAAAGCTGCGAAGATGCTCAATGAAGTTCTCGGCCTCTTCCGTTGCTTCCACGATCTGCAAATAGCTCACAAGTGGGTTGTCGGATGAATATAATTTCACGTTATGACGTGCTTCCATGACGTGATTGTGACCTGTTTCAGAGTGAGCCAGCACGAAACTGTTTTTCTCTGGTGTAACCTCTTTCAATCCGCTTGGCAACGAATCGACTCGCATAAATAATACATCACCTTGTGCTGCGCATTTGTTAAATGTTTTCATGTTCTGATCTCCGGTTTGATAAACGATTTTACATCTAGGTTGTGCATCCATGCTTGTGCTTCTAATGCTGTTTTAGCTTTGCTATTTGTTGCGATTAATGCGAATTCTCGACCTGTTCCGCAACGTACCCTCAAGAACAATTCCTTCCCCGCGTCTGGTAATATACATTCCAGCAATGTGCCGATTTCAGGATCATCGTCCTGATCTATTACCCTTGCATTAAGCTCATGCAGAATATTTGCCCATCCAACAATTTCACACGCTGCGCGGCGTTGTTCCAAATTAGGCCAGTTTAACGCTTCCGAAGCTGTTGGTTTTTGCCCCGTCACCCATTCTTTAGGAATTGAAACGCCGTGCCAATTGTACAAAGACCATCCATCTCGATATTCAATCGACGCGCCGTTTTCGCAATGTAAGCGTCCAACATCGTCTCGCTTAATATATACAGGTTTATCGCTAATCGCCAAGACGTTTTTATGCCACCACGTCCACCCACATGATTTTACTAACTGCTCGTTAATTTCTAACTTCTGCAATATCGCAATATCACCCCATCCGCATACATCTCTGAAGAATGTGGCGAAAGCCGTAAACGAGCACCATAAATTGGAAATACCATCGTTATTTAAACCATCTTTAGCTGCTTGGAATCCTTGAGCCCCGACTTGATCCCTGACTTGAGCCCTGACTTGATCCATGACTTGAGCCACGACTTTATCCCAGACTTGATCCACGACTTGAGCCCCGACTTGAGCCATGACTTGAGCTCCGACTTGAGCCATGACTTGAGCCCTGACTTGAGCCACGACTTTATCCCAGACTTGATCCACGACTTGAGCCCCGACTTGAGCCACGATCCCAGACTTGATCCACGACTTGAGCCCTGACTTGATCCCAGACTTGATCCACGACTTGAGCCCCGACTTGAGCCATGACTTGAGCTCCGACTTGAGCCCTGACTTGAGCCATGACTTGAGCCCCGACTTGAGCCCTGACTTGAGCTCCTGACTTGATCCCCGACTTGAGCCCTGACTTGATCCCCGACTTGAGCCCTGACTTGATCCCTGACTTGAGCCCCGACTTGAGCCCCGACTTGATCCCCGACTTGAGCCCAGACTTGATCCCCGACTTGAGCCACGACTTGATCCCTGACTTGAGCCCAGACTTGAGCCCCGACTTGAGCCCCGACTTGAGCCCTGACTTGAGCCCTGACTTGATCCCCGACTTGAGCCACGACTTGATCCCTGACTTGATCCCTGACTTGATCCCTGACTTGAGCCCCGACTTGAGCCCCGACTTGAGCCCAGACTTGAGCCCCGACTTGAGCCACGACTTGATCCCAGACTTGATAGTACTCTGCGTTGATACCACTGCT